CTCGATAGTTGAGAGTCACTTCCATTGTAATACCTCCAATGTTAGTGCGTTCCTTCGTACACTATGTACTACTTCCGAGCCTATGCTTGAACGATCTTAATACCAATATATAAATATTAATTTCATTGTCAAGAACTTAAAGGAGTTATTCTAAACTGACCGATCATTAACTTTATGTTCGAATTTCCGTACAATTTCTGACACGCTAACTCTAATACTTTCCCTCGATGATACTCACTTACTTCAACTACCGCTTCATTCCCCTGCGTGTCAACAACTTTGTACATAGACATACGTCCTCCGTTAATGGTTAATAATAAAAATCACATTTGAAGGTAAAATTTAATACCTTCGCTTGTTTGAATTACTTGACTTGCGATGAGCCGAAGTAGAAACCTACTAAAGCTAACATGGTTTGTCGAACTTCAGGTAATAATACATAACCCTGTAGTTCTATCCAACCATTTCCTTTATCAAACATGCTGCCAAACAGAAACCCAAATAGACCTCCAGGTTTGCCTGCCTCGATTGTGACTGGTTCGTTAAAGAAAGCTAATATAAATGGTGCAAAAATTACAGCAAACAATGTGCAAAGAGCAATAGTTCTACGAACGACTTGGCCTGCAACTCCATCACGCTTTGCAGCACGATCAGCAGAATCATCTGCTACACCTTGTTTTTTAATCATACCTTCAAGCATATTAGCCTGTTGTTGTGCCTGAGAAGCTATGAGTTTCATAATAAACCCGGATAATGACCCGCCTAACATTGCCAATAACTCTACACTCATTTTAACAACCTTCCACCTAATAAACCTATACCCGCTAACACTATGCCTACAAACAACGCACGACCGATCATCAATGAAGTTGTATCTACAATTTTTAGTACCTGGCCGAGTATAGGTAGATGTTTACTATCTATATACTTAGATGCGGTCTCTACCCACTCTTTTTCTTTTACACTAAAATCGCCATCTTGTTTCATTATAAAAACCTTTTCTTTATTACCAATGCGGCGACAGAAGCCATAAGAATAAAACTAATACTAGTAGGCTCAGGCACATTGCAATCATAATTTATTTCTTCGTTAAAAAATTCAAAAACTTCCTTATCCTGCTTCCCTTCGGTAAAAACATTGTGACCATAGACAGTATCCCAAGTATCCCAATACCAATCACAATCAGGTTTTCCGTTATTGCTTCCAAAATTATCTTTAAGTAAATCATATTGAGCTGGCGTCTCTTTCTTCGGCTTGTGCGTCTGGTGTTTGAGTGGATTGTTTAATGACATCTTGTGCGGCCTTCTGTTCTGGTGTTAATGCATCGTATGCTTGTTGTCTCTTACGTTCTTCTCCAACCTTAACTCCCAAGAAAGATGTAGTGGTTGGTATAGCCACACCCTCATATTTACTTCCAATAGGTGGTGTAATTGTACCTGTCTCCACCAACTCATTTACCAAAGGTTGTGCAACCTCGATTGCCTCAACCCAATTATCAGTTACTGCATCGGCCTGGAAGTAAACTCCACTACCCATAGCTATACAGCCACTCATCCCTATACTCTGAGCCTGTGCAACCACAGACTGTACTACCGTTTCTTTTACTACCGCTTCGGTGGCAATGTGGTCACGAACATCGAAAGACTTGCGAGTGCCTTCATCAGAGCCATAAACATCTCCCCTAGCACCCGACCTAGTGATCGTGCCTTTGATAATAACTTCTTCGCCATCTGTAAAATGCTCACTCATTAATCCGTAACAACTTCAGAACCATCCCACTTAGCACCATCAGCTTCTAACAGCTTGAGGTTTGCATAGGTCATAGAAGTATTAACTGATACTCCCTCTGTAACCTTTGCTGGGTTTAGCTTTACTTGTACGATGTCTGTGTCTTGTAGTTCTTCCATAACTATCTCCTTATAATTGTGTTTGTCCGTAAACGGCTTCTGCTGATGATCCAAAATTACTACCAGATTGATCGGATAATATAACGCCACCTTCAGGAATAATTAAACCACCAGACGAGGTTGCTAAATCTTTAAGCGACCCATCAATTTTTGTTCCACTCAAACCAATTTTTGAACCCTTTTGAGCTGTCTGTCCGTTTAATACTGCGTTTCCGTAGTCATTGTTAGCCGCAGCATATACATTTGAAGCCTCATCAGCAATAATACCTGTATAAAGGTCAGAGAAATAAGAGTTAGTAACGATACCAAACCCTCTTGAGAAACGAACACCCATTGGATTTGCATTAGTAGTTGCCGTTTCGTTTCCTTTAAATTGACAGTTATCTACATAAGTAGTTGAGTTTTTCGACACAATAATCTCCGAGTTATTATTAGTGCCTGTTATTTCAAACGCTAGGTCATTAACAAAGAAATCTGCAGAGTTATTAAAGGCTTGAATTAATCCTTGATACCCACCTGTTGAACCTGTAAGTTTAGTTCTAAAAGTTCCAGAACCAGTACCAGATTCATTTACGTTTGCACCTGCTGTAAAGTCATACGCTTGAAATACAATTTTACCACCAGTAAAAGCATTGATAGCAGTAGTAGCACTACCAAGATCGTATGTGTTTTGACTACCTGCCGCAGCTGCTGCAAATCTAAATGTAATTGCGTGTCCATTTAAATTTTTAGGTTGGTCTGCAATTAATGCTCTAATTTCAGCACCACTTGAACCCGCAGCAATTGTAACATTTTTGTTATATCTTAATATAGTCTCTTCAAGGATAAGACCATTTTTGTTAGTAATTAAACCACCTTGAGAAACTGAATAATCGGCACTAGAGCCTTCAATAATACTAGTAGAATTTAATATACCAATGCCTACCTGTACCTGCATTCCAGTAACAGGTTGTGTTCCTGTCCAGGCAGCATCAAGTTGAGCCGCTGTAGCCATATTACCTACAACAATACCTACACTTACATTGTTTACCCAAGAGTAACGAAACCAACTTGTTGCTCCTCTTTGTGACAACAAACCACGCATTGCTTGTTGATGAGTAGAATAATTGCCTGTTAGTACAGAGTAATTAATGTCAACCCAAGCCGAACTTGCAACAACAACATATCCTTCGCCAGTTCCAGTAGTTTGTCTTAACTCTAAACCTTGAACATGAACCTCTGAGCATCTTCCAATTTCAAATATACGAGTAATACTTGTCCCTGAACTTTGAATTTTGTTTACTTTTGTATAACTATTGTTATTTCTGTCGGTACCAAGTGCAGACGTAATTAAAAAGGTACCACCAGTAAAGTCCCCTATTTGAATATCGTCACTAATTGTTATGGTCTGTCCAGATTCGGTACCAAATACAAGGTTAATATCGTAACCATTTATATTTTTAGGTAGTGAATTAATAGCGGCTTGTATTGTATCTTGAGCATCATTGCTGTAGTCACTTGCATTAAACGTAGCACTTGTGTGACCAGTAACAACACATTGTGTAGTAGACTCTCCACCACTCTGAGTAATTGTAACTGTTGTGTTTGCTTGCAGTAAGTCAGCATTAATCTTGGTTAGGTTAGATGCAATGTTGGTTACATTGGTTGCAATATCTGTATCGTTAGATGCGATGTTAGTTGCATTGGTAGCAATGTTGGTTACGTTAGTAGCAATGTCTGTATCGTTAGATGCGATGTTAGTTGCATTGGTAGCAATGTTGGTTACGTTAGTAGCAATGTCTGTATCATTAGATGCGATGTTAGTTGCATTGGTAGCAATGTTGGTTACGTTAGTAGCAATGTCTGTATCATTAGATGCGATGTTAGTTGCGTTAGTAGCAATGTTAGTTACATTTGTTGCGATATCTGTATCGTTAGATGCAATGTTAGTTGCATTGGTTGCAATGTTGGTTACATTGGTAGCAATGTCTGTATCATTAGATGCTATGTTAGTTGCATTAGAAGCAATAGCAGTTGTGTTGGTATTGATTTGATCAATCCCGGCATCTACTCTTGTTCTCCAGGTTAAGTTAGTTTGGCCATTGCTGTTAATTTTACTCAGAGTCATTGTTGTATACCTCGCTATTTAATAAAGTTGTACGTTCTGCAATAGTTAACCAGTTGTCAATCGTGTATCCCTTAGTGTCGAGCCACGTTTCCCAATCCTGCAAGTCGTCATAAGTTAAAGCAGGAGTGCGGTATGTCTCAGCTTGCATCGCCGCAAGACTAATAATTACCTTAGAGTTATCGATAGAGTAAATCTTACCCAACGTGTACTCGCCTACATTCTTCTGCTCTGGTTCTTCTTCTGTGCCTTTAGCTGACCAGTTAGCACCCTCTGGGATTGTCTCGTCTAGAAATGCTACAGGCACCTCCAAGTAAGCATACGGTACTCCGTTACTGTGAAGAAACTCGTCATACTTGTGCGGTTCAGTTACTATCTCATCCAAAATATCTGTCATTTTGTGTGTCCTCGTTAGAAGTTAAAGTTTCATCCTCATCGTACTGACCAATCTGAGTTATGTTACTACCTAATTCTTTAACCCAAGTGTTATTGGTTCCGTTCGTATGAGAAAATAAATTGGTTGCTGAATACTCTCTATAGCTGTCAGCCCAGAATAACTCTGTACCTCCTGCACCTATTGTTGCTGTAGCGTTATTACCGTTGCTTGTTGAATCTGTAATAGTAGTGCCTTGACCTTCTGAGAAGTCGTACTGATACGCCGCACCACTTGGGATTGTTCCACTATAAATACCTTCGACCTCACTATCGCTTAGGACTCTTTCATAATAAATAAAGTCAAAGATAGGAACCTTGCCAAAACCAGAGCTAGCACCAGCAGCCACCCACCCGCCTACACCTGTTTCATATAAAGTTGCAGGAGCTGTTGCATTTGCATCAAAACTTTTATTTGTTGTTGTATTAATTACGCCTTCAATATCTGCGTGTAACTGATGATTTTCATTATCGACTCTAAAAATTACCCATAATGTTTTGCCTGCATAATCAGTAGCATAATTACTTGCCGTTTCGCTTTGTTCATACCCGCCTGCCACATAATTTCCATCTCTAAAAAACCAACTTCTTGTCGTCCCAGAAGACCCGTCTCTTGTAAATCCAATAGCTAAATTAGGAGTTCCGCTTCCAGTTGATGTACCATATACTGCCCCTTCTTCGTTATCTGCTACTGAAAGTATAGCCGCAGGGAATTTAATTTTTGTTGCGATAGTTTTAGACTGAACAGTTGTTAATGATGGTAGCGTCACAAAATCATCTACTCCATCTCCAGTTATTACACTTCGTGACTGCAACTTAACACCGCACTCAGAGTTGTTGTGAACGAACCCTAACGGGTTGCTTATCGATGTGTTACCTGTAGCGTAGTCTGCACTCACAAGCGAACCTGATGCGTCTGCTACACGTTGTCCCCAAAACTCTGCCAAACCACCCGCACCAGTATTAACATTTGCTGTCCCTATAGAAGCCGTACCGTCATTGTTGTTAGTAGTTAGGTCTTGTATTGTGGTTGTACCGATGTCGCTTTGGAAGTCGTAGTTTGCAATTAAACTGTCATTTTCATAAACTTTAAAGTCCGAATACTCTGTATCTTGATTGTTAATATCAACACCGCCACTATTTAAAGCACCTATATAAATATTATCCGTTCCTGTGCCAGTTACATCGCCACCAGTATTACCTTTATTCACACCGTTCCAGTAAACATCTCCGTTTGGATACAATCTAATTGTCCCCAAAACCCCTTCTGGTGCTTCGCTTTCAGGGATTTGAATGAGTTGTGATCCTGCCCCAATAACAGCGTTTATCTTATTGGCACTTAAAAATTCAAAGTACATACGATTGTTTGTATCTATAGCGGCACCACATCTTGTGCCATTAACAGTATAATTTGGTTTAAAGGTTGCTTCAAAGGATATGTTTTCGGTTAGGGGAATACCTGTATCTACATAATCATCCACACCATCAAACGTAGCAACCTGTTTTGTCTTGGTGTTGAGTGCGGGGACTCGCTTCGTTGTTATAGTACCAGTACCATCGTTGGAATAGTAAACACCATTTACTTTATCATACAAACCATCTTCAGAGGGAACAAAGTCACGAATGACAGCAGTAGCACTTTCAAGCTTAACGTTATGAATAATGCCGTTAAATGGGTGTTGTAAAGCTCCTCCATCCTGTCTGCCACCAATCCAAACATTATCGTTTGTGTGATTTCGACCTGAGGTTACAAAAGTAGACTGGACGACATCATTGATTTTTATTTCATTGTTATCGTAATCAACTTCAACTGTATACTTTACTCCTGCAACAAGAGTTGTAGAAGTAGTTCGGTTTGCTCCTGTGCTGTTATCTCTACTTTCTCCCTCAAATAAAGCAGTTCTCATTGAGCCGTCTGACATAAGTTCAAAGCACGCAGGTCTGCTAATGCGTAATCCTAATATAACTGCATCGCTTATTACGGTCGGTGTAAAAGTAACTGAATACTTTTTAACAAGCTGGTCGCTAACTCCAGTATTTACATAATCATCCGACCCATCAAGTACAGCACCAGCATCAAACCCATACTCGTGATTCCAAGACTCGATGCCGTCAAGTGTAGAATGTGTTGCATTAATTATTGTACCGTTAGCTCCATTACCGCTTACATCATAAGCTACAGAACCAGAGCCTTCTGCTAATGGTAAATGAATGTTTGCACCTACAGAAGAGTTTGATACAGAAACATTAGATATTTTGCCTTTCCAGCTTAGACCACCATTTCTGGCACCAATTTGAAATCCACCACTTCCTCCGTGACTACCTGCGGGTCTTATGTTTGAGTCTGTTTGTGTTGTTCCATCTGTTAGGTTTTCTAAAACAAAATTTGTTAACTGACCATTTGCATTATAAGTTATTGTGCTTTGATAAACCTTATTTAACTCTATAGCAAATATTTCTGCACTACTACTATTTACCTTTAAAAAATTGTTTTGCGTAAATAATCTATAAGCTGCAGAACCATTAGAATAAATAGCTTGCGTAGTTGCTACTTCCTGTTTAAAGGTTGCTGTAATAACACAAGAGCCAAAATTATTTCCTGCATCTGTTGTTAAATCTACACCACCCGATGAATCAACTTTTACATAATCACCAGACCCATCAAAGTCGAGGCAGTTAACAGCGGTAAGCGTGGCATCCACACCCTTAGAGTTAGCAAGGGTTTTGCCATCTGCTGTGGGCCGTGTAAGCCACGAAATAAGATGGTCTATAGTGGGCAATAACCCACCTGCCCGTGTAGCAAGCTGTCCTAAGTTTAACCAAAGAGACATAACCTACGCCACATCTAAACTGCGAACATTAATCTTTGCACTACCTCTAACATGAGTGTAGCTGCTAGACATAACGAAAGGGCGAGTTACCCCATATGGTGGAATAAAGTAAGCGTTAGACGCATCTGCTGACGGAACTCCCATTCCACTAGCTCCAAATGCGATCCATGCACCTGACCCTGTAACATCTGCTACCTCAATAATTCCTGATGCCGCAATTGCAGTTGTACCTGTTAGGCCACCGCTTAATCCTGCTACCTGAATTGTTGTTCCTTTTCCGCCAAATTGTTGTGCCGGGATTCCCATACTATTTCTCCTGTGTTGTCAATTTTATTATAAAAAAAATACATTCTTGTCAAGATTATACTCTTAATAAGTGACTCTTTTTCTGTTTTTACTCTTTTTCTTCTTTTTAGGCTTTCTAGTTTGCACTCCTAACCCAACAAACTCGCCTGAAAACTCAGTAGCAATCTCTTGGAATGAATGCTCTTCTTGTATTCCTTGATATAAATTAACCAATGATATTGGAAATGCTTTTTCTACTATGGTTGTTAGAGGTAATACATCTTGCCTGGTTACATATCGCTTACCAGTAAACAACTCAATAGTAGTCCCTATCCATGGTGATGCTTTGTATTTAAAGAATGTGTTAAGAACTTGAGTAGATAAATCAACTTTTACTTCCTCGCCAGATATTCTTTTAATTGCAGAATCACCAAACTTAGATAGTAAACGCATCATAGGCCCCATACCTGCAAAAAAGTCTAATCTTGTTCTGCCCATTTTAATTAATCCAAAGTCAGATTCTTCTGGGTCATCTCCGATCTCTGCACCTGCTAACACCGCAAGAGTCCCTACAATAGCCCATGTCGTTAATGCTGCTCCCCATTGTCTAGCAATTTCTTCTGCAACTATACGTTCTTCACCTTTTAAAAATCCTTTACTTAGTTTAGCCCCACCCTCTAAGCCAACCATAAGTCGTGACATTGCAAATCGAGGCGAGAAGAAAAACGCTGATAGTGCTGTAGACGCTCCCTCTAATGCATATAAATCACCACGACCAGACGCTGTGTTAATGTAGTGAGCCATAGACTTTAACTCTAACTCAGTAGCATTAGGGTTAGCTTCTACAAATGCATCGAATGATGCGGCTCTCATAACGTTAAGCATTATAACCATGTGACGCTCTGATGCGCCCATTACAGCAGAAATAGGTCTACCAACACCAGGTATTTTGTACACCTGTTCTAGTGCCGCAGAACTAAATGCTTCTTCTGAAGTTAACAACCCTGTATCAAGAGAAGAGAAAAATAGCCCTGCTCCTTGTCGTATAAGACTCATTTCATCATTATCAAGAATAGTCATTACTTGCGATGCAAACTGAGGGTCAAACATAGCTTTTGCAGACGTTCTAACAGCTTTAGCAAATTTTACAGGATGACGAACGCCTAATAAGAAAGCCTGTCTAAATACAGCAGACATATCAGCAGTAGCCATAAATGCACGAGGTAATGATATATAATCAGCAACACGCTCTAACGTAGTCTTAGGCTTTAAGTCGTTGATAGCTCTACGAATCAATCGTTCATTTTCTCTTTGTACAATAAGTAAATCTTTTAACTCTGGATCAAGTATCTCTTTCTTTTCTTTAGGCGTTAAATATGTCGCAAAGTCTTTTTCTCGCACGATACGCTCTTGCTCTTCAATCTTAGCCAACACATTTGCTTTACGCTTCTCTTCAAATTTAATCTGTTGCATTTGCTGATACCACTCTTGCTGACGTATCTGCTCTTGTAACTCATTAATTGTTTCAGTGTATTCAGTTTCTGTTTTTATTTGAGGAGCATCTCTTTCAGGTAACCGGCCGGTTTCAAGTATCTCAGTCAGCTCTGCGATACGGTCTTGCTGTTTAAGAAGTCTTTGTTTTTCCTTAATACTAACCTGTACATCATTAAGTTTAGCTTGCTGTTTAGGCGCTACATTAGCTCGATACCAACCTGCAACCTGGCTAGTTAACTCATCTAGTCTAGCTTTCTGTTCTGCTTCTAGTCTTGCCTTACGAGCTTCGTCAGCCTTAATGCGTCTGGTTTCTTTTATTTGACCTTCAAGTAATGCTATCTCTGCACGATACTGTTCTAGTCTTTGTGACTGAGGGTTACGTTTTGTTCTAGCAAACTTAGGTGGCTCACCATAATCAATAATAGTGCGAAGCAAAATCAACTTGTCTTGCGCCCGGAGTTCAGCACGTTTGGTAAACAGACGGTCTGCCATATCACTTATGCGCTCTGATTGTTTCTTACTAGGTTTTCTAACTGGTCGGTACAAACCTTCTATCATCAACTCAATGTTGTTAATCTCTGCCAACATACGAGCAGCGGCAGCATCCTCTCTTGCGCTTTCTCTTGATGCTTTCTTTAGCTCTTCTAGTTTAGCTCTTAACGCTTGCACCTCAACAGACTTAGGGGCTTGCACACGATCTGGGTCAAACAAGTTATCCATTGCGTTGTTGATTTGTACAATAAGATCAGACTGTAAAGTTAAAGCCTTGAGTATTTTGCGAGCTTCAGTTTCTGTTTTAGGGATACGCTGTACTCGGCCCGATATAGCACCATATATGTCGTACTCTAACGTATCAGGTAACACGCCTTTGATTTCATTTACAACAGAATCAAGATCATTGTAACCTTCGTATACTAGAACTTTAGCCATTTCACGGATGTCAATTGCTAGAGATGGTGATATATTAAACAACTGGGTTTTACCAAATCCTTCAATATTGTAACCTTTATTTTTAAGACGCTTTATTAGCTTATCTTTTTGGTTTAATGATTTTTTAGCAGCCTTAGTCCCTCGATCTGATTGGGCTTTTTTAATAAACAAGTTACCTGCTTTTATATCTGTGTCACGAACAGTTGTGTATTGCTTGTTTTGATAATCAATAATCTTAGATTGAGTTTTTTCCCACTTAGCTTGTGCGTCCGCTATGTTTTTTTGTTCTTCTGGAGTTAAGTCTCCTGAGTTACCTAAACGACTCTTAGCAGCAGAAGCTCGTCTTATACAGCTTGCTAGTGAGTAATCGTTGTTAAGTGCAATCCGTCTAGCATTTAAAGCACGGCCTGTAGCAGAACCAGACTTAGCATCAGCTTTTACTAACAAACTCATTTCAGCTAACTTGTCCTCATACTTGCGAGATAGGTCAACCGATGTGTTTCCATATTGTGCGTTTTCCATTGCGTCACGAAGCTCTTCAATCTCATTACGCAACTGTGTAACACGATAAACAAACATTGCGTGTTGTTGGTCGCTTAGTATTAAATCTTCTTCAAGTGCCTGTAGAGCTAAGTTTTTAACATCGATAGGGTTGCAGTTCTTAGCGGCATTGGCTATTAATGTGGCAAACCGCTTGCCTCTAGGGCTAGATAAAACTTCACCCATATTCATTAATAATATTTTTATTTCTTTCTTAGTTAACTTAGTAGCACCTTCAATCGTTTCATCAGGGAACAATTGATCTTCATCAACGAACTCATCATAAAATTCATCTGGGTCATCTAAATCAACATCAACCTCATCATCAAAATCTTCTGGCTCTTCTGCTGCCTCACGCTCTCGTTCAAGTTGTTGACGTTCAGCTGCTTCTCTTTCCTGTCTAGCAATCTCTATTTGACGCTCTAAGAAGTCATCTGGTAACTGTGCTTTACCAATCATAGGAGCAATAAATTCTCTAGTAATAACGCCTTGTATTCCGTTGCCAAGCATTGCTCGATTAAGTTGTACGTTATCAGACATAGTAGCGTCTGTAGGTAAATTCATATATGCTAAGTACATTTCGGTAGTACCACGCTTAACAAGAAACCCTATATTATCATACGCATCTTTTACTTGCTTAACAGTAGCTCCGTAGTATTTAGCGGTATACTTTAGTCCTTTTTCTTGTACCATTTTACGAACAGGAAGTGCAATACGCATAACCGCAGATGAGCCATACAAAGAGCCATCTTCTAACTTTTTCTTTTCTTTTATTCCGGCTTTTCGTTTCTTTTCATCATAAACAAAGTTAGCTGTTAACGCATGACCTGCTCCCCCCTGCGGCTTAAAGAAACCATCACCACCCGGTGCAATGTATGCTACGTTAGGGTTAAAGTTGTGATCGTATATTCTTCCTAGAAGGTCTTGTACAATCTTCATATTTTTACCGCTTCTACCTTCAAACTGTATTGCTTCATCTACAGGTGCTTCAGGTATAAACTTAGCTATAGCGGGATACCAGTCGCCATCTCTATGTTCTTTAGGCATATCTGGCAATGGTGTTTTAGATGCTCTAACGATTAAACGTGTACGCATTGAGTTACCACCATAGTTCTGTGCGTCTGGTGTTGATTCTTCAACGTAGTAACCCGCTTTGCCTAGAGCTTTGCGAATAACGGCATACTGCGCTGAGTCTTGATATGCAGGTGCATTCTCAATAGTTATGTTATCTGGTTGTACCTCTGTAATAATCTTAGCTAGTTTACGAGCAATCTTCATTTCTAGCTTAAAATCTTCTTCAGTTACTTTGCCTTTTTCTCTAGCAGCACTAAAAGCCTGGCAAGGCGGTGACATATGTATAAACTGCACACCTTTATCAATTAGCTCTTGGACTTTTAGTTTTAAAACATCTGTAGGTATTTCAGCAGTGCCATGAGTAAGGTTGTATGTATCAATAAGGCTTTGTTCAATTTCAGCAGTAGATACAACTTCAAATCCCATTGCATCTAGAAGGGCTAACTCTACTGTACCCAACCCAGAGAAGAATGTAGCAATCTTAATCTTTTTCTTAGGAGTGTCTTCTTCTGCTAACTGAAACTTGCCATCATCTCGCAAAATTCCTAATGCTTCTTTCTGTGCTTTTTTCTGTAAACGAAACTTAGGATGATCTAGCGTTACTATTTCTGGGTTCTTAGCAAATACTAAACCACCAATCTGTACAACCTCTTCCGCACTAAGCACAGGCATGCCAACCTTATCGCCCTCTCTAACGTAGAAAAACGAACGTCTAAAGGGGTTAAATCCGACCTGAGTCCAGTCAGGATCATTCATTAATTGTTGACCTAACTCATAGTTTTCTTGATCTGTAGAGTCTACATACTCACCTCGAATCGTGGAAACAGGCCCCTTTTTATCTAAACCTACAGCAATTTTAGCTCCTCTTAATGTTGGGGCTAGCATTTCTACATTTTTGGCTCTAGCTGTTGCTTGGTATGAAATAACATCAGTACCTTTACCTTCATGAATTGTTACTACATATTTACCTACACGATTGCCTTGCTTGTCTTGTTTCATGTAAGCAGGAATATCTAACCGTAACTTTACTATATCACCTTCTTTTGGTCTTTTATTTACCTTAGGTGCTTGGTCTTTCTTTAAAACATCTTTCATCTGCTTGATGGTTGGTAGTTCTGGCAGTATATCAAATCTACGAATGGGATCAAACTTCTGCTGTATCTCTACAAACTGCTCGTATGTAATCTCACCCGCAAAGTAACGCTTAATAGCTTGTACCACCTGAGGTATGCGATCAAAGTTAAGCATATAATCTGACGACAACTGAGCCTTGCCTTGAGTATGTACAGTAAACGGTTTAGATACTCCAGAAGAAGGTGGAAACAATTTCCCCTTGGCTTTTCCTGTAATTTGTTTCCCAGTATTAGGGTTAATAACTGCTGTATCCCACATATAACGATCTTTTAACATGTGTATAACAGGTTTGTCGCCATCTACAGACGCAACCGCAAACGGATAAGATGGGTGTGAGTCAGTTTTAATTAATTTAAGAGGGCCTTTTATTTCTAAAACAGCATATAATTGACCTCCCTTTTGTCTATCGATAGCTAACTCGCTTTCAATAGCATTTTTAAGAACTGGTTCAGCAAGCATTTCTGACAAGTGACGAATACCTACTCTTCCGTAACCACCAGGTTTTTGAACAAGTTTAGCGGCAGATGCTTCTTTTCTAATTTCTGTGTTATATATTTTTATACTGCTGTAATATTTTAAAAGTTGTTTTGCGAATCTAGGTTTTTTTTCTGCTAACAATCCAACTTCATTAATTAAATCGTTAACAAACGCAGTTCTGGCTTTAAATGAAGATTCAGTAGCCCCTAATGCTTGTTGAATATAAAACATAGACAACTCTTGAGAAAAACCTTTAGGGGCAGTTTCTTTAATTTTAAGGGGCTTGGCTGCACGTTTAACTATTGTTTCAAATTCTGACTGAGTAAATGAAAAATCTGGGTCGTTTGCCATATCAGAAAAAACATCTAATATTGCGTTTGATCCTACACTTGAGCCTAACACTTTAGTTCTTGGAGCAGATGTTAAACCCATAAGAATAATGCCACCATTTGCTCTTGCTACTTCGTTAAGATTAGTAACAAGCGATACAGCTCCTGATTGTGTGCTTGCCCAAAAATACCCTTGCTCATTAAATTTAAGAGGATAAAACACACCCCCTTTTCCTTTAACTAAAACTCTACCATTACGTTCGATGCTACCAGAAAAAGCGGAGTCTGGCTGATGCAACATAATAGTCATGCCATTAAAGTTTCTAATGCTTCTGTCTCTTGTAATAAATCCTTTTGCCTCAAGCTCATCCCACTGTTGGCTATCCATATCGTAGTAGTAAGATAGGTTGCTATCTTCATCGTAGTAGCTTAATTGAAACTTATCTGCTCTAAAGCTAGTCTCGCCTTGAGATTCGTAGCCTTCTGGCATTTCGGCTGCCATTTCGTCTAATAGGGCTAAATCGTCCTCTAGGATGCGTTCTCCTGCAGTTGTCTTATAAGCTAATACTCGGAGCATCTCAATGGCTCTTCCTTCATCAGAGAAGGATACAATGCCTTTAAAGATAGTCGCTAGGAAGTCTTGTATCTGTGAACGCAAAGTAGGCTTTAATGCATCGTAGTTATTAAGAAGTATACTAGCAAGTTGAGCTATACCTTCTTCGTCTAATTCTTTAAGAACTCGCTCTGATGATGCAGCATCTCCTTCTTCAAGCAATCTAGCTGATAAATCAATGTACATTTGCTGAAACGCTTTAATCTCTGATTTTGTTTTTTCACTTAAAGAATGTTTGAGCATTTGATTTAAAATTCGATCTGCCGCAACTCTTATATTTTCAGTGTTCTTAAATTTTTGATGAAATACAGCGTGTACAACTTCGTGTGCTACAGTACCTTGTGTTGCAGAGTCACCATTAAGAAAAATAGTATTCTTCATATCATAGTAACCATTGCCAAATGCACCAGTGCGTTTTATAAAGTCATCGTTGTTATCTATTAAAACTACTTCTACACCAGGGGCGACTACACCCAACGCTCGTTCTGTTCGCTCGACCATCTTTTTGCGTTCTTTTGCAAGCCTACGCTTTTTGTTTTTATTAACCTTAGGTTTACGTTCTTCAGTCTCTGCTGTTTGGTCTACATCATCTGTAGCTTCATTTACTTTTTGCTCTATAGGTGTTCCGTATTGTTCTATAGTTTGTTTAACAGCAGCTTTACGAGCTTCTTCAATAGTTTGTCCTTCTGCAACCTCAAGAGAACCATCAAATTCACCATTTATAATATTATTAATAACAGTTTCTGTGTCTGCATTAATATCGTACTCTTGGTCAAGCTCTACACCCGCTACTGTAAAAGGTTTACGATCTACTTGCTCATCAGGCTCTTCTTCGTCAGGAAATTCTGTTTCTAGTGCTTCATCAACAACATCAAGTATCAGCTTGTTATAGTCACGCCTGGCTTCTGTGTTACCATATACAGCTTCAACAAAAAGGTCTTTTTCTGTTGCGTTGCGAATTAAATCACGAAGTTCTTGTTCGTTGTATATAGTAGCCATTTGGTCAAAGTCTGCATCTGTTAGAATTTCACCTCCCATTGTTATACGACCAGTTTCGTCATATATCTGCGCAGCTTTCTTTTCTTCTATCTTAGCTTTACTGGCTATATCTATAGTTTCATAAACACCATTAATTTCTTCAGTTATAGCTCTAAACTGTTCTGGGTCACCCGCGGCATCAGCCATTTTACGAGCGTACTCTCTTGCCATAGCCTTACTAAACCCGGAATCTATTAAACCTTGTTCTGTTTGTCTAACATAATTCCTAGCTTGTACTCCACGAATTGATACGCCTACAGGTGCTAAAATAGCAGATATACGAGCCGAACCCAATGCTGAATCATACAAGCCATCGTTCCATGCTACCTTTTCTTTCTCTATACCAAAGTCTTTTGCTTTTTTAATAGCCGCATTAAATACTTGGTTGTATACAAGCTGTTGGCTTAACTCTTCACCAACATTAAATGCTGCCTCAGGAAAAACTTTTTTTATCTGACTTAACATTGTTCGGGTGTATTCACGCTGAATACTTTGCCCTTTTAGACCTGCTAACTTTTTAAAACTTTTAGTCTGAAAGTATTCAATACCACCTGACACAGCGGCATATAAACTTGCGTATGTTTGGGCTAAGTCATATCGAGTAAGCAACTCGTTATACTCTTCATCGTTCCCGCTAAATTCTTTTCTTTTAGGTAACATTCTAGGAACATCAAAAATATCTTCAAATGCTTCTAGAGAATGTTTCTTTTCCTGTGCATACATAAAAGACATGCCTGCCCAAGCGGGCATAAATCCTCCCGCAAAGTTAGGAGCATTAGTTAAAAATGCCGCAAACATTGCTGATACTGATAAAGCGTCAGAGTCTCCTGCTCTCGCCCTAAGTTCTTCAATATCGCCTCTCATTTCTTCTGGCACAAGATTAATAAATTCATCTATCTTAGATCGTCTAACTGAGTATTCTTCTTTAATTTCTTTTGCATACTCAGGCATAAGTGCGGTTTCAAGTCCTTCTTGTAAAAGACTAAACCCTCTTAAAAATTCTTCAGTAACCCCTTCTCCCGCTTCTAAAATAACACCTAATGTACCATTCAACCATTCTTTAGCTTCTAGGTTTTCGTAATCACCTGTGTAAAACTGTAACTCTTTTTCCTGTTTTTGCTTGATAGCGGTATAGTCAATATCTTCTGAATCAATCCCATAGGTTCTCCGTATTGCTCCATCAACTTCGCCATCGTTCATATCACGACCATATTGCGCTCTAAAGCCATTACCATAACGCAATCGATAAAAGTCTCTAACTGCAACACGATCAGCCATAGCCATACCCATGTCACTGCTATATAGCTCTATATCAGACCTGTCAGTTACTTGTCTAATAGGGTTAAAGCCTAAAGCCTTAAATGAGTCCGTATGAATAGTATCAGCAATACGAGGCTCAGTTCTTTTATTTTCAATCATGTTATCCTTCGATTAAACCTTGACGAGTTAATTCTTCAACAGGGTCAATTCTGCGTATTCCGGGATCACCAGTTACAGGGTCTGGCGGCATATAATATTCTTCAAATAATGTAGACCTTGACTGAGGACTTAGAATACCCATAGCTTTGTTATGGTATAAACGAGTTTTATATTCGAGATAGTCATCAAATTGAGTGTTAATAAAATCGTATACAGCACGTTCGTTCTTAGAGTTTCTTTTAAGATTTCCGTTAGCATCAAATTCCAAAGGTTTAATCCCGCCTAATTGTTCAAACATTTTACCTGCTTGCAAAATCTCATTTCTAGCTTGAACTTGTGGCATTCTTGAAGGGCCTCGTGCTTCAGTAACCTCTGGAACTGGTTTGTTCATTTGTCGTGCATTTTTAATATAGTTAAGAAAGTCATTCTTTCGTGTTACCAAGTCACGCTTTTTAAGGTCTGAAGGCATGTGAGTAGTAGCATCGTCATATTGTTTCCAATATATTTCCCACGCCCAAGCGTCATCCGAATCGTAAACGCCTTTTTCTTCATTGCGAACAAAAACATCAAACCCTTGTGGTGTTTTCATTCGGTCAACTAAAACCTCAATATAACTATTTTTAAACTGTTCATCCATATTGCTAGTTATAACATCTTCAAATATAGAATTAAATTCTTTAGCAGGGTTTTTAGTTTTTCCTAAAAATAAGTTTTCAATTCTTCTATCAAAACCCTCTAAGTCTTGTATTGACGCTTCTTCGTCATCTTCAAAATCTTTTCTTAAAGTTCTTATTTGTTTGGCCTGCTCTTGAAGCATACCTCTTTTAAGATCTTTCGGAATGTCTAATGCATTAATTTGATCAGCGTCAAGCGCACCTGCACGTAGTAATGTCCTTGATTCATCAATAATTCTAGCAGTAGTGTCGTTATAATATTTTTGAGCGGCTTGGTTTGCCTTTTGAAGCACAACCCCTTGATCGTTTTCGCTCATTTGTTTAAATCTAGGGGTTTGCATTAAATCAATAACCTGTGACTCATCTGTTATAGCTTCTGCTTTTGATGTAAAATACGCCTTATTGCTTTCAGTTATAAAGTTATCAGCAGCAGTTTTTGTAATATAGCCATTAGTAACCATATCATTAATACGCTGAACGCCATCTTCGTATTTGTTTTCAGTCATAATCATAAGGCCAGCTTCTTGCTGTATGTTTGCCACATGATTTTCAGTAGCCTTCTTAACTCGATCAACACGCTCCATCTTAATCATGTTGCTAAAGTCCATATCAGCAGTCTCAATAATACGACCTGCAACACGCTTAGAATATCCTTGGTTTAAAAGACTGTTACGAAACTCATTAATCTTAGGCTGTAATACTTTTTCTTCGTAATTCTGATAACCAATATTTGGGTCTTCAAGAGCCTTTTGTTTCTCTAATATCATATCGTTCTGAAACTCTACCATACGTCTATTAGCATCAGATATAGATGATTCATCTTCTAATGTCTTAAACTTTTCAATACCCTTTTGAACACCTGCTCCAAGGTTTTCTACGCCTCCTGCAATGTCATTAGCAATTTGACCTATAGCTTGTATCTCAGCAGATGCATCATACATTACGCCAGGTGCTTGATCACTTATTCCTACTTGTTGTTGATATAAAGGTATCTTTGGCATTTTATAGTCTTCCTTGCATAAAATCACTTCTCCAAGCTAAGTTTGGAATAGGGGCAGGAACAATCTCAGCAAAAGGTGCTTCTGCTAGTAATGGGTTAAATTGAGCTGCAGGGTCAGTTGGAGTATACGCTGATGCTATTTTACCTACACCAGATAATATTCCTGACAACATAGTAGCTCTTGCTTTTTGTTTAGACAAGTAAACAGCGTTTTCCCCTTGGTATAAAGTCATTTCTTTTCCAGCTCTAGCGTGTTGAGCCTCAATCATTTTGTTTCTACGGAAGTTGTTTACATCTAATGACATCTCTTCAATTTGTTCTAACATTACTTCCAGTGGGGTATCTTCTGAAATTACTACGTTAGCTTTAGAAAAACCTGCTCTTTGTGTAGCCGCCATTCTTCGTTGACTTCTACGCATTCGGTCTGTTTCAGCTCTTGACGCATACTCAATCGCTAATGCTTTGTTTTCCATTAACTTAGCGTTGTATTCTGCCTCCCGTTTCGATGCTTGACCCTGCGCTCTAGCTGCTCTAGCTTGAACGCCTGCACTAGCTATTCCTGTTATTGCTCCTACTATTGCCCCAAACATTATCTTATACTCCCGGTGTCAACGTGTGGTGTCATAGAAAGAACAGTACACGGTTGTGGTTCATCGCTTACAACATATACAGTTTGTAAATACTCTGGTGCGTTAGACATATATGCTTCTGCTGTCTCGGAAACCATTTCTTCATTTTCTGGTTTTTTAAATTTAACTATTTGTAAATCAGAAGATAATTCGGTTTGCCCTACTTTTGCGGTAACTGTATCTTTAAAGCGTAACGTAGCTTTTGAAGCGTTTAGTTTAGAGCCACCTGTGCTTCCATTTCTACTTTGATAATTGAGGTACAATGGAGCAAGTGTTCCTGTATATAACTTGCCAATAACTAATCTAGCAAATGGCCCCAGTCTATCATTATTAACTTCTGTGTCTTCATTTATAACTGAATCATTTCTAATTGCGCTAAGAATATAAGCGGTAACTTTACTGCTGCCAGACGTAGTGTACGATTGATTGCTACCAGTTAAATCGGTTGTAATGGTGTCAGCATCTGTAATGCTTCCATCTTCTAAAAGATATTTTCCGTTAGGATCAGTAGAGCCTGTACTTAATCCAGACACATTAATTGTGTCACCAACAGCTAAACCATGAGGTTCACTAAAATTAAGAACTAAATGACTAGCTTCTAATGACGCACTACTAATAACAAGTTCAGTCGCAGTGCCGATGTTTAAATCACCATCTGAATCTACTACACCAGATAAAGTAGTATTCCCATTTGCAACAATTGTGTATGTTTCACCTATTCCGTAATTGTATCCAGATATAGTTCCTGTTGATACATTTGTAGCTACTTTATAATAATCTAATCCGTTGTACTTAGTAGTATAGTTTGTTCCCCACTCTCTGTCATCGAGTTTGCAAATGTAACGAACCTCTACTCTATCATTATTAACTTCTGTGTCTTCATTTATAACTAAATCATTTCTAATTCTGCTAACTGTTACTTTAATTGATACATAAACAGAGTCTGCGCTACTAGCATTTGGCAGCACCATAACACTTTCAAACGCACCAGTACACTTATGTCTATGCCAACCAATTACTTTTTGGTCACGCTCATATGTCATCCCCACGAGTTCGTCATTACTGTTGATAGTCCACACAATATTATCTGGTTGCTGCTGTAATGCTATAGTTTTAAACCCTGTTCCTGAAATATGCTCTGCGACAAGTGTTAAATCTGGTGCTACATAGTCTTGCGAGTTATCGTTAAATATCCATTCCCGCAATTTTTTTCCCTGCCTCATAAAAAATAATACAGCAGAGTTTACGAGTAATCCTGCTATAGAGCTAGAACCGTATGTTGTTCTTCGCTTTAAATCAAACGATGTTGGCGTTACAGGTTTATTGTCAGATTCTGAACCTAAAGACCACTCGCTTCCTGATGTTCCAATAATCAACTGGCGGTGAGGCACAAGCCATTGTATGCCATCAATAGTCCCAGAGTTAATTGTAAACCGAATGGGGTCTGTGTCTAAGGAACCTGGGTCAAAAGCAAAGAAATTATCTATTTCGCTCAACCATACTGTATTAGGTTGATTTGTAGTTCCTGCAAATACCAACCTGCCTTCAAAAAATGCTAATGAGTTAGGGTATCCTCTATAATCAGAAAATGCTCCTTCTGCCCAATGCTCCATTTCTGGGTTAACTTCATACCACATACCCAAAGCAACTTGTTGTGCTAAAGTTGTACCAGGGTTATTACCTGTTGTTAATATATTTTCGTAATATGTGGCCTTAGTAGAAAAATTATATTTTTTAATATTTCCTGCTGTATCAGCAACCCAATATAAATCTCCATCGTTAATTGAATCATCATAAAATGACGCAGTAGGAGTTGTTGATGGAAACTCTGTGGTTAAAGAAAATGTTCCTGCTCCTACAAAGTCATCTGTTTTAAAATCAATTGCTTTAGTGTATTCATTTACAAAATAAACTCTATTTACAGAAGGGTCATCAATACCAACTGCATCTGTAAAATTATCAATATTATTTAGTGTTACTTTAGCAGTATCAGTATTCGGAGAGTATGTTTCATCCCCGCCAGTTTTTGCGTATTTAATTGTAGTTCCAGTAACTTCTGTTACAGTATATGTTCCATCTGGATTAGTAGTTGTTGAACCATCACCTAAGCTCACAGTTATTGAATCGCCTACATTAAAAAATCTTGCTGTATTTCTATAGTTAGTATCACTATTCCAATATAACCCAGAACCTAAATCTAATGTAATTTCACCATCATATAATGAAGCACTATCAACATAAAAAACAATATCTTTAGTTCCAACTGATACATTATTAGCTTTGCTTTCACGGCTTAAAACAGTTTTATAATCGTAAGCGTAATTAGTTTCTTCAAGAGAACCAGCACTACTTAATCTAACCGTTTTAATTTGTTTTAAATGATAAGACGGGTCAGGCCCGTGAGGCGTTGTGCCGAACCTGCCATAAATTTTATATGAACAATAAAACTTACCGTCTTTAATTCCTATAGATTGAGGGACATGAGTAAGAGTGTTCATGGTCGCACTTGCCATAGGCGAAAAAGAAATCCCACTTTCTTGTATCGTTTTAAATAATGAAGCATTTGAACCATCTAAATTATACTTGTATATTCTTAACTCTGGAGCTGCCGATAAACCACCCGCCCCTGAAATTGTTCTTTCTGAACCATACCCACCAAATACATACAAGTGATTTGAATAATAACCTATGTCAATACCATCTTTAACTGATGTGTAAGTAGCAAACCCAGAAGCAGTCCATTGGTCGTATGGTGTAAAGTTGTCAGAACCATCTTTAGTAAAAACATGAACTTTGAGCGCATTATCAATAGCAAAGTATTTTCCATCGCCCCATGTGCCACCACGAGTATTATCTAAGCCAGAGCAATCAGTAACCGAGGCAACATCAAATGTTAAGTTAGCCGCACCGCCACCACCTAGAGCAGCGTCAGTAATAGTAAATGTATCGTTTACAGCGTAGCTTTTACCAGATGGAGCTATAACCGATATGGTTGTGCCACCCCCGGAAGCTACTACTACTCTTATTCTAGCACCAGAACCAGAACCTGCGTTACTTATTCCATTTGTAGTTCCATCTACGAAATCATAAGTGCCAGCTGTTCTACTTGAATCATTACCGCTACTCTGGTCTACAGTTGCTAATACACCAATAATTCCGGACAAATCACGGCTTATACTTCCGTACTCTAAACCCGATGAAGATTTTACTTTATTGCCAGGGGTATACTCTTGATTAAAAGTCCAGTTGCTACTAAAGTCTCCTATAGAATGTTGAAAATTACTTATAATATTAGCTGTTACTTGTGTCGCACTAGTGTACGCAGTAATTTTAACTAAAGATGTTATATATGGATCTGTAGGAGTTAGATAATATTGAAATGAATTAGAACTAGCTGAACCTTTTTCGTATTGAACACGAAGAAAAGTGTTTGAGCCTTCTTTACTAGGAGAACTAACCGAAAAGTTTTTAAGTTCAGTTGCTGTGGTTATTGAGCTAGTGTCTGCTACAGTAATATATTCTTGAAAAGAAACGCCACCATCGAGGCTTCTATCAATGGTAACACGACCGCTCCAAGTAGAACCAGTTTCAAAATCCCAATTTGAGTTAGAAACATTTATTGAGTCTGAAACATGACTAGTAGTAACTTTTTTTTCTAAGTTTAAATTACTATTAGTTCTAGCTACTCTAAATTGAAAATAACCCCCGACGTGTTCTGGTTGGAATAAATTAATATTAGATGTAAGAATCGTTTCGCCTGTGGAAGCTGTTGTTGTAATAAAATGTGTTACATCAGCATTCTCTTCCATCATGGGCGGAAAAGTCCACTCTAACTCACTAACAGACCAATTAGTATCGCTTAATCTTTTAATCTGCTGTGGAGGGTGGCTTTGATCTGTTATAAACAAAATATCAGCAGATTGTGCAAATTTTAAATCATTTAAATCATTAATTGTGTATGGCGTATCAAGTATGATTTGTGATTGTTGTGCTGTAACATGTGGAGAGTCATTTTTCCATACACGGACATACAGGTTACCAAACTCTAATAGGTAGTTTTCGCTAACACTAAATGTGAACGGTATAAGCCTAACTTTACCGCTATGAGAGTTTCCAAGATATTTAGTAGCAGGTCGTTTAGATGCTCCACCATAAGGAAGTGGAATAAAGTTTTCCATTTTTAAGCAGCTCTTGTTGTAAATACCATCTACATCTTCACGAGCATATAAGTATGGAGAAACCTCGCCACCATTAAAGTTATTTATTGTTAACTTTGCCATTATTCAAACGAGCCATATGAGGTTTGAGAAAAAGGAGGCCATGAGTTTGATAATGAACTTGGCGATATTACCGTAGCCTCTAGCCACTCACTATCAAGCGTAGGAGGGTCTTGTCTCTCAAATCCATTAACTCGTCTTGCTTCCGGGAGTACAACACTATTTATTTCTTCTAATAAACTAACTTCAAGGTCACGATCTCCTGTAATTGGAACGGATAATTTCATCGCTAACATTGTGTAAAATGTTTTTGCAAACAAAGAATCCATATCAGCAGGCTCAGGGATTGCATCATAACATAAGAACAGTTTAGATTCGTTTGTTAAAATTGAGTTTCCTTCACGATGCCAATCAACTCTTGGTTTAATATAATTATATACAGCAGAACTATCTGTAACGTAAAAAGAGCGTTCAGCATCTGCAGGTATTCTGTATGAGTAGTCGTATTCAAATTTTGGTTTTACTATAACCAGAGTGTAAACTCCTGCATATTGTGTCCACGGGTTGTGACCAGTATATGTAGCACCATCACCATAAGCGTTAGCAACATTATTGTTTCCGTTAGCTCCATACGTAATAGACCACTTGCCCGCAGTGTCATTAAATGCTAAATTAATATAACCATTTTCACCACTTATGCCTGTAGTGTATACAGGTCTTCCATTAGAATCTGTAGATGTAGCAGTCAAGTTCCCACTAAATCCACCGTTTGTTAATGTTGTAGCACTAGGAGTTAAGTTGATTTCAAACGCACCAACTTGAGTTCGTTTTTTACAACAGTTCCAAGAGTGCATTCGTGCAAGCTCTTCAAGGGTTTGGTCGTAATGCAACCTGGCCTGTGTGCCTGCTAATGTTGCATCTGTGTCAAAGTTGGTAATTTGAAGACGGTCGCTACCAATTTTAGAAAGTGCTAGGTTTGTAAGTACGACTTTTGATAGAGCCATGTTATCTCCAAATTAAAAAAGGGTAAGGGGAGGTTGCCCTCCCCAATGTGTTACTCGTTTGTTGCAATTAACAAGAAACCGCTAATAGCACCTGTCGAATCAGGATTAACAGTAATAACTTTACCACCAACATCTGCGTTGTTAATAGTAAGTGTATTATCTACCTGATTAGCTTGAATGCTAGTAGAGCCATCTGCAGTCGTTCCAATATCAGAAGCACCTGCGCCATTAATCATAGATGCGATTAATTTAGCTTCTTGCGGAAGAACGCCTGTAGCTTCATAAGAAGTACCTGCTGTTCCTGTAGCTTCTGTTACAGTAATAACTTGAACATTGCCACGATAATTAGACTTAGTAACTAAACCTGCGTCTAACGCTGTAATTTCGCTTGTTTTAGCCATTTTATATACTCCTTATGATTAAGATTCTAGACAAGGAATGACAACAACTTTTTCTTCTTCCATGCGGACAGCACCGAACTCTGCCTTCATGTAAGCGTAGTAGTTGAACGATTTATCAGCCCGTTCACTAATCTTAGAGGTTAGATCAGGGTTGATTTCCAACAATGCTGCATCAGGCATAAACGCATACGCAGTACGAGTATTTGTAGTGTTTGTGTTACTCCAAGTACCAGTAGTTGTGTTAATGTCGCTGTCATCAATATTGAAGTCAGCTTGAGTATACGCAGTATGCTTGTCCTCATCGAAGTAAGGAAGGATGTTGCTAATGCAGAACTTCGCACCCATGTAGTCGTAGATAGTTCCTACAGACTGATCAACTGGACGTTGAGAAGTGTAGTCGAAGTTGATGAAGTTATCATCACGCATCATGTCTTTCCATTGCTTCCAAGAAACCTTGAAGATAGGAGCTTGTGAGTCAATGTCTACATTGTTGCTTCCGAATTTTTCTAAAGAAGCCAAAAACTTCTTATAAGAAAAACCTTCGGCAGTTCCTGTAGTAGTAGCGTCAACGTCAACAAAGTTAGCGTCAGGCAAAGTTGTTCCTGTGTTGCCTTCAACTCCACCTTGAGCAGAACCCAAAAGAGCCTGGTCGAGGATGATGTCTTCCTGACGAAGAAACTTGTTCTTCATAACTTGAAGTTTAGCATTGCGAGGATCAACACCCATCTTAGAAACATCAGCCCAGTCCATGAACTGTCCATCTTGGTATGAAACCCGAGATGTCCGTCTACGACTGTAATCAATGTCTGATACAGGTGAGTCACCGAAACGATTGGTTACCTTCTGAGGAAGACCACCACCAGTAGTACGTTGATAAACGCCTTCTTTACGAAACAAGTCGCCTGTTGCGAGTTGAACGTAAGGACGAAGTTTACCGCCTTTGACTTCAACCGTCTCACGAATAGCCCGGTCAAAACCAATTACATAAGTATTAAGCAGATTTCCCGCCATAATAATTCTCCGTTATGTTATTAATTAATTAGTTTTAGTCGGCCATGAGTGTCCACACCATGTGGGTCTAGCCTAATATTAGGTTCTCACCTTTGATTCTTCTTCAGGCTCTTGCGAGGTATCCGTTTCAAATCTACACGCCTTATATAAAAAAGTTACAATCTTGTCAAGTTAATATTAATAATTACTATTCTGCAACTCAGCCTTCTTGCTAAGTAAATCTCCATACTGTTTTGTTAACTGTTGATAAGTTAAATCATTAGTATTCTCGTGAGAGTACATTTTACTTTCTAACTCTATAAGCTGATCTTCAATTGTATGTGCATTGTCTAAATTTCGTTGCTCAATAATTTTGTCGTTATCAAGAAGAGGAACTACTTTTTCAAACCATGCTTTTACAAACTCAGGATTGTTAGCAATAATTGGGTCTTCTTTAAAATCACCCATGCCTAAATAATCTAATGAATTAGCAACTTTAGCTAAGTTGTATTCGTACTGGTCGCCTTTCCATTCGCCACGAAGTTCAGATTCAGCCTCTTGCAAAGACTGTTCGTATGCACGATCATCATCGCCTATCGATTGACCAACTTTTTCTAGCTCCCAGTTTACTAGAGCTTGTGCCGCTTCTTTAGATAAACCATTCTCATAAGCAAATTGCTTAAAATCGTTTATTCTATTTTCATCGACTTCTATGCCTTCTGGAGCTTCGTATGCTATTTCATAATCATCAACAGATGACCCAATCCCCATGAGTTCATTACGTTTTGAAACATCGTTGGCATCTTCAGATGTCCAGAACTCTTCTGCCTTTCGACCTGCTAAACTTTGTGCGTTAATAGCACCTTTTACTAGGTCAACAGGATTGTCATATTTTGACCAGATAGAATGGTTTCCCAGTTCTTCTGGCAAGGACTCACGCCATGATTCATTAAACTTGCCTTCACTTGTGAGTATTTCTACAGGCTGTGTTGCAGTTTCCTCAACTGAGGGTGCTTCTACAGGTGTCTGTTCTTCCATTATTTTTCCTTCTGTTAGTATTTCTTTTTAGCCGTTTTGGCGGATTTCTTAAAATTTAATAAAGTAGGTGCGCCTTTCGTTCCGGGTTTACGCATCTTCTCACCTGATCCTGCTTTTATACGCTTACGTTTAGCGTGTATATTTGCATACAATCCTTTTTTCATACTAACATCTCCATCTTCGCCTTGCGGCTTTACCTCTTTTGCCAGTCCAACTTTTAGACCTAGCGCAAAATGATTTACGTCTTTTAGCTGCTTTGCTACCAGGCTTTACTTTACCAGTAACAGCAGTTTTAAGTTTACTGCCTGGGTTAGCTCTACGATGAGCTGCAACCCCCTTAGCTGTCATACCCGCACCTTCTTTAGTAGACCGATAGTTACGGCCCTTACCTTTAGTTGTTTTAGGTATGGCTTTTTCTTTTTTTCTAGAAAGTAAAGTTCGCCTCTGGCTCATCTATACCTCCATATTCTTGCTGATAACTTACTTCTTCTAAATCCCACTCATCATTATCATTCATTAAACGCTCGTAATTATCTTCTGCTCGATAGCCTACTTGCCCAAAATACTTACTTTCGGTGAAGTCAGACTTTTCAGCATTTACAAACTTTAACTCACCTGCCGCTTTACGCATATAAATTTTCTTTAAAACAGGGTTTGTTTGCTCAGACGCTTTCTTTATATTTTTAATTAGGTTGGGAAACTTTGCAGTCCAGTTAACTCCCATATTAAATGTTAAATCAATTAAGGCCGCTCTTTGTTGGGCTGTTAACGTATCAAACCCTTTAATTTCTTTAGCCCTTGCGTAATGTAATTTGAAATCTTTTTCAAAAAGTCCTTCAAGGTAGCTTTCATTTACACGATCTCCTTCTTTATATTTAGTTTTTTCTTGATCAGTTAGCCTGTGACCAGTACCCATGGTTAGGTATCCACGGCTATCTTTATAAACATAGTTCCGATAACCTTCATGTTTCCGAACCATTGCTTTTACTTTTCTTATAAACTGTTCTTCATTCATCGTCTGATATAATCGCCTCGACATATCTATACAAGTCTTGCATTCCGTTACGATAGGCGCAGTCAGCATGAGTAAGATCAGACCCCGCTTGAGCATCGATGTTGCAAAAATCTCTAAGATCATCTAATACCTCAGAACCTTCTGGCGTTTTAAACACACGTTTGTATGCTGATATTAAGTTAGATAGTTCGTGTGACATTACTCTCCTAACTGTTGTGCAACAATACTACTTGGGTCAACTGCTCCGCTTAACTTCTGCGTTGCATCTGCAAGTGCAGGTAGCTGTTGGGCCGCTTGTTGTTCTGCCATTGCGGCAGCCTTAGCCTCACGCTCAACCTCTACATCTTCCGGGTCATTAAGAGCGTTCATGCTAGAACTGTTAGCATACCATATCTCACGGAATAACTTATCTGGGTCAACATTGTCTAACGACTGCAACATATTAGGATCAAGTTGCGCTAATTCACCAAACATACGCAAAGTAGTAACAGCCCCCATAGTCTCAAATGATTTCGTTGCCATTGAGAGTCGGCCAACATAATCAACCTCGTACTCTGGGTTGTCTGCTAACTCTGGAGGTATCGGGGGTAAAAGTTTCTTCTTAGCTAATATGTAATACACATGGTTCATTACAGGCGTAACATGTTCTTCGACATATCGAGCTACAAACGGAGCAAGCTGCATTAGGTCTGTAGTCATACGCTCTTGAACTTCTGTAGCCGTCATGTTGCGATACGCATCTAAAGGTCTAAACAAATGGTTAAAGAACATGCGCTTGATTTGCTCGTCATGTAACTTAAACATTTCTAAAGCTATACCAGGATCACCATTAGGAGCAAGGCGTTCTGGTTTGCCATTAGGGTTAGTAGCTCTCCACCGAATAAAAGAACCGGCACGGCTAGACATACCAGAAACGCTGTCGTCATCTGGAATCAACCACTGAGGGTTAGCGTGTTGTTCAGCAGATGCGACCATTGATCGGTATATTACATTGGTACGCCTAGCTGTGCCTAAAACCATACTCATAGGCGAACGACCATATATTTCTTCGTTGCCAACCATAAAGCGTGATACTTTATAAGGATTAAAATCAAAACCACTTTCTTTTACCATCGTTCCTGTGTCACGGCATACATGGTAAGATGCAAATGGTAGTTCTGTAGCCTTTTTACCTTTAGGATTGTAGTCTTGTCGAGGCTGTACGCATTGAATAAATGTGTATTTTTTATCAGGGTTGTTTTGCATTAACCCTTCTATGTTTTGAAAGTCTGCCTCTTTTAATGCTTCTAAACCAAACTTCTGAATAGCTTGTCGTAAAGTTAACTTGTATTCACGAGCTACAGTGTCTACCTCTCCCAAATGGTTTTCTTCAATACGAATATTTGAAACAACAACATTTTTAAAACGAATAATGTTCTTATCATCTTCTTCTAGTGATAAGCAGTTAGTTCCAAAACAACCAAGTGATAGTAACGCTTGAAACGATTCTTGAGAAAAGTTAGAGCCAATTAAAACCTGGTGTATGATTCGACTTACTTCCTCAAAGTAATTAGCTACGTTTTCGTTAGCCATCATCATAGGACTAGGGTGACGGTATTTAGCCCACACTGTGTTTGGCGGGAACATATGAGAAAAGAACCCGGCGGCAAAGTTGTAGTTTGCCTCAATGCAAGTGTCAATTAAACGCTGTGGTGGCTTTTCTTGCCCACCGATACGAATGCGGTTGATGTTGTCATTAGTCTGGTAACACCAATCAGCGCACTCCTGCCATAGATTCATCCAATTGCCATGAACATTAGCATTCATAGCATCGTACTTTTTAATTATAAATTTAGCGTCCATTAGCCTAAAGTCTGGTTGCCAGAGCCGCCAAGTGGTCTTTCTGTAAGAATAGTTGACTGGTATCCTTGGCGCTGTCCAGCAGCTTTCTTGGCCATTGTAACTTGAGCAGACACATCTCTACGTTGCACTGGTGGCGCAGGTGGTGGTGGTGGTGGAGGTGGTGGCGGCGGCTTTGGTGGTGATCCCATTATATCTCCTAATAACGTCTTTTAATTTTATTAAATTCTATTAATCTGTAATTTTTATCAAATCGTTCAAAACAAATAAATTCTGTGGGTTCTACTAAACTAAACAAAGATTTAGGGTTACCTGCGAGCAAATATACGAACCATGTATTCGGTTTGTCAAGATTATTGTAAGACTTTTTAAGTATATAGTCAGAATGTATTTTATAACCACAAACAAACACATCATCATTTGAAATAATTATCCCATAAGTGCCACAATAATCTACTACTGTATAAAAGTCTTTAGGGTCATCGTATAGCAACTTAGCTCGATCATATGGTCTCATACAATAAAATCCAAATCTTCGTAGTATTCTTGTCTAGGTGGGCGATTGCTTTTAATTAAATACTCTTGCACCATTCCGTTATGCATAGCCATAAACATCATTCTGGCTGCGTCTGCTCCGTGTGAGTATTCGTTGTGCAAGATTTTTCCAGTATTGGGATTCCATTGGTAGTTCTTGAGGCATTCAAGTAATCGAACACATCGTTCATTGATTCTTATATCAGGTAGGTTACGTCTGACAATTTCGATGTCATCACGGACTGAATTCGTTTTGGGAATCGGACGTACCTCAAAGCCAAACTCAGTACGGCAAAAGTCCAGAATGTTGTGGCCGGTAGTGTTATTTCTTTTCTTAGCGTCATGGGGCATGTAGTGTCCGGCATAGGTATATCCTTTTTCGTTTATTACATCTATGTAATGTTTTATGTCGTGTCCAGTGTTCTCATAGTAATCAATAATCGTAGCCTGTTTGTGTTGTATTTTTGCAAAAACAATAGCAGTAGGGTCGTCCATGCCTAAATCCCAAAAGGTGTATACAGGCATATTAGCAGGGTCAATGTCTCCTATCTTGCTATCAGCTTCTAGCTTGACCATCTCATATCCATACACAGAGTTAGCCACATCAGCAACAGCTTCATTCAAATACTCCTGCCTAGCTAGTGAGTACGAAATCATCTTAGAGTCAACTCGGTCTTGTACGTTCATGTATGTTATCCCTGTCAAGGGATCAATTTTATTTTCTAGCTCTGGGTTTAGGTTCATTTCGTCCCCAACCCAACAGTATCTCTTAGTTTCTTGTGGTGTAAGCCACTCTGTAAACCAATCAGGGTGGTTCTTGTTGGCTTCATACATCTTGTAAAGCTGATTGCTTTTACCACGCATCGTACCGTTCATAAGAATCCAAGAGTTACCCTCGTCCAAAATAGGAGCAAGAAAGCCCGTTACCTCCTCTTTGTGCAACGAGAACTCAGATAATGCATACCCATAACCCCCCTGCCCTACGAAATCTAGGTTGTCTGTACCGCTAAAGTTAATCACCGAGCCGTTAATTAGACCTAGCTTCATGTCAGTGTTGTTCTTATATGCAACAATCTCAGGTGGGAATATCAAGTCTAGTAGATGCCCGGACTTGTCTCCTATGGTTACAATGTTATTCCAGATCGCACGTTCTGCCCACTTCCGTGTAGGAAACAAATAATAGTAAGAACCAACACGCTGTATAGCCCGTTTAGACAGGATACTAGCTGTAGTTACATCCTTACCGTGCCGTCTAGGCCAGCTAATAAGCAAGTTCCTAGCCCCCTGGTCTAAAGCCTTCCAACAGTTAGTCTGATAGAACCTTGGCTTCAGCTGCGGGAGCAATATTTTCCTCGATGTATGCGTTTGCAAAGTCGATCACCTGTATAATTATATTCTGTTTTTCCTGCTCTAAGCCTAAATACTTACCTAGCTTGTCAGAAGCCTGTGCGTTACCCCTGCCGCTTTCTGCTAACAAATGCTCAAAAACAATCTGCCGCATAGCCTCGGTATCAGTAAAGTCAACGCCATCTAAAGAACTCTTAATCTTAGATGACTTCTCCTCTTTACGCTTGAACTCTGCTAACTCTTGGGCGTAAGCCCATAATTTTTTATTATCAGAGGCCCTCATGTCGTCAAATATCTGTTGAGCTGTCATTTAGCCTTTTTACTCCAATCTATCTCGTCATAGTTGGCCTGGTAAGCCTTCTTGTCGTACTTAGCGTAGTTAAAGTTCTCACCATCTCTACTTTTACCCTTCTTCCAGTCACGCTCGTCCTGAGCCTCCTGCGTATATCTATGTGGCACATTACCCATCGGCATCGTCAATCTCCTCCGCATAACACATCATGCATACCCACTCCTCAACATTATCACTCTCATCGAGCAACTCTAATATCGGGTTATCTATGCTGTCTACACAGCAACATCTATCACAACTCTTCTGCTTCATTGCTTATATCTATCGTTTCATTGAATTCTATGCCACAATAGGCACAATATTTAGGATCATTAATACTATTAGGTAACTCATATACATAAAAAAAATTTTGACAATTATAACACTCAACATAGGATAAATCAGTAATATTGGGTATCATAATTTCTTACAATATTGTTAATAGGGCTATTGTCAAGTGCAAATTTTTAAAAAGTTTTGATGGGGTCAATAGCTAAAACTTTCGCAAACTTTAAAAGCCTTGGGTACCCTTTAAAAAACCCCCTGGCCTTTGTTAGTCTTTGCAAGAACATAATTACTTCCTGGTGTTTTAATGTACGCATGATCTAGATAGGATTCGCAGCAGTACGTCAAGCGTATTTCGCATAAAGATTTCAGCTTGGCACACTTCTACCACGCACACGCACGTATAAAGCTTCGATAAATCCTCTGCAGAAAGTCCAAACTCCCCTATATTTTTTTTGTTCATTTGGTGTATTTGGTTCTTTGTATCACTCTATGTATTCTGATACTATTTAGGTTGTTCAGTAGATATGGTGTTTACTGCTAAATGAAAGAGGGACGCATGGAAGATAAGACACAAGAAGAGAAGCAGCACGAGATTGATCCGGGACTTGCGATTGATAACATTGAGATCGCATTCTTTGCATCGATAGCTGATGAGGCAGGAACGATCTGCGTTGAGCATGAGGACGTTCGAGCAGTTCAAAATATAATCCGATATTATCTAACACAAAATAAATAATGAAAGAGGGACACAAAATGGAAGTAAAAACAGTAGAACAAGGATTAAAATTAATGGCGGAGATGGGATACAAGTATATTCCCTCTGGCTGCTGTCTGGAGGATAGATTGAAAAATGTAAAGAAAGGCGTAGGGTATTTTGAACACGTCGTATTGATAGAAGAAATGGAACCTTCGGTAGCACATCATTTCCCTTGTGCTATCCTTTTTAACGGAATGCCGTTCGATGATTTCATTCGAGAGCAGTCCAAAGAAGAAGCCGAATTGAGAGAGAAGAGTAAAGTTGATCACTATAGGATTCTAGAAGGCACAGGGAGAAAGCGAATGCATACGGGAACATATGAATGCGAAAGGGCATTCGATGTATACAACCATCAAAAGAAGCTTGGTCTTACAGTGTCGATTGAAAAAGCAATTCGACGGGATTAATTCATAAATCGAAACGGGGTTCGCCCCGTCTGTCTAGTGTGGTGGCTAGGCACTGATGAGATAACCAAATCAAATAAAAAGGAGCATAACATGAGACGAGTAATACATGAGACGCATTATAAAGGTTGTACGCTGGACGATGTGAAGCAGGGTATAGCAGATGGTGCAATGCCACGGGCTAACGCACAGATAGTAGACGGACACGCAAAGATGGTTATATCTGATTATCTTGGTAGAGTAGAACACAATGAAAATGGTGAACGTGTTGAGTATACATATGACTTCGACTGGTCGCATACAGCAGAGATCAGAGATTACCTAAACGAAGACTATGAGGGAGGATTCTATGTTGTATAACAATCCACAACCACCAATCGACCCACCAGAGGAGTATAGTCCATATTCTGAGGATGATTACACACGATACACGATTACGATCGATGTTACACTTAACACACTTGAGTATGATGTTGAGACATACGTTAAATCGTTGATCAGAGAGAAGCTGACCGATGATGATCTTGGTGAGGAGTTGCACAGTATTAAATTCGAGGAGGTGAAATAATGAAGATCGTTAACGTAATATGGAACAGTAATGATGAACCAAATCAGGTTTGGAATTACGCTGTTACTGAGTCGGAAGCAAAGACAGAGTGCGCTAGTTACAATCGTAAGATGCGAACCGGGAATTGGTTAAGTTACGAGGATGCAAACACTACTGACGAATTTGTTGGTGGTGAATACAATCCTGCATATGTGCCGCAGATCGGCATTCAACTCGCTAATTACAAACAGCGCACCACGATGAATTACTTCGGTTCATTTAACTATGGTGATCTAGTCGGTGAGGAGCAGTTGAAGCAGTTACGGAAACGTACAAGAGAGCACAACGCATACCAGAAACGCATCATGCGAAACCATGGTGTAGAGAATGGAACATACAAAAAGATCGGTGTGAAATATCGGAAGCGTAGATTGGATATTTACGTTTATGATTACGCACTACAAATGTTTGAAGATGAGAAAGGGAACTATGTATTCAACGAAGGATAAATCACCGCTAGAAGCGGTACAGGGTATGCTCGTGTGGGTGTACGATTGCAGTCTAGGCAATTCGAGTAATGGCGGATTATCGTCGTACTGTCAGAGGCTAGAGATCGGCAAAGACATCGAGTTGGTGGAAGGTCATAGAGGTGGTTGCATCGCCAGACCGATTGGCGACCCACCGAAGGGTCATGTAGGATGGATGGCAGGAGGATGCTACATATCAACATCCGATGGTCGGTTCAGTCGAGCAGTTGAGCATATATGTGGGCATCACTTTTATGGTGCAGTACCATTGCATGACCGCAGTGAGACTCAAGAATTGTACGATAGAATGTGGCATTAAGGAGATGAGTATGGATAGCAAACAGAAGAAGAATTACACCATCGCATCGGTGGATGTGATAAGCATTGCAATGGAGATGGTAATTAAATATCCAGATCAATCCGTTGGGATTATTAATCATATGAAGAAGCGCCTAGATGAGATTCTTTTTGAATACATGGAGGTAGAATCATGAGGTGGACGAATGACGTAGTCAGTCAGTGCTGCGGAGCAGTTGCCCACGAGATGGGTGATACGCACGTTTGCGGTGAATGCAAAGAATGGTGCGAAGTGTACGATGAAGAGTATGAGATTGATCAACTCTGGGATTACATGGTCAACCATGAGATTGCGACGAAAGAAGAGTTAAAGTTGGTCGTGAAGATATTTGGCAACACGCTCGATAATCTTGAGAAGGTGCTGTACTGCCGCACGGGCTATCGTGAACTACAGCAGGCAGAGGAGGCTACAGCATGACGTACAACATCTACAAAGATAATCTTCAGCAGTGTGGATTCGTGCGTAAGACGATACGCAAAGTATCAGCGCCTGATTGGAGGATGGTGGAGATGTTATCGTCCAAGTATCCGCTTCTACATGCTCGCTACATGCGGACGGACTATAGGGAGGATTAGCAGACCATCCAGAGCATGCGATCTCTGCCCTCTTCGGAGGGTGGGGATTTTTTTTGGTTCAGGATTTTTAGTGGTCCGGGAATTTTGGCAGGCCCATTAAAGTCTTTAACTTTTTTAACATTTTGACCCATTTGATTGGCGAGTTGTTTTCATTTTATGCGTATCATAATATGGTTGTAAAAGTGGCCAAGAAAGGCAAAATTTAGATCACATTTACTATTTACACGCAATAGTTTGACAGCTACTATCTATATATAACAGTAAAGGAGGGCATATGCCACTAGAAATAAGTAGAACAAAAGAAGGTGGGTTCAACATCTCAGGAATGTATTACTCACAAGAAGAAGCAGCAAAGATAAAGGACTTCATTGAGGTCGAGGAGTTCAATGATCATGTTCACGAGCTTGGTGAAGATGCATACAGAGAAAAGTACAACGGAGAAGAGCCATGATAGGTACAACATTATCAGGTATTACATTCGTTAACTGGAATGAGGTAGATATAAATCTGCAAGACAAGGTAAATGTTCGTGAGCATAAAGAATACAGCGATAACGAGATTGCTTTGTCTGTTCATCTTGAGTCGGGTAAAAAGATAGGTTACATACCTCTTCTTAGTACCATTGAAAAGTGGGGAAGAAAAGCGGCACAAGAAAATAACTCAGATGAGTGCAAGTACCTGCGTGATAAATATATAGGCACAAGTGCTGTTCGTGATAACATTATTAATGACATGTATCGCAACAATATATCTGTTGAGGGTGTAGTGTCTCGTATTATTACAGATGACGTAACCGGTGATATAAAAAGCATCGGTGTGTCATTTGATTACATGTAGGAGTATTATGAGAATATCAAATCAAACAATTAAATTACCAGGAAGCATACAGGTTACAGATGAGTATGCTTGTTCAGACACATTCCCTAATTCATATGATGCAGAAAATTATTATGAGTGGTGTGTGATAGAAGCAGAGCGTATGAAGAACTGTTTTGTCTACGAGGATACCATTGAGGTAGAGGGAGAGATTATACCAGTGTGTCATGTACGGAGATGTACTGATGTCAAATGAGGCCCATGCATTTATAGTTGAAGAGGCTGTTGAGCATGGCATCGATAAGGCATTGTTAATGCAGCACATCAGATTCTGGTGCAATCAAAACGAGGGCAGGGAATCTCACACACATGAGGGTAAGACTTGGATGTACCAGTCTGCTTCTGATATGTGTCATCACTATCGTTATTGGTCGAGGCAGAAGATAAGTAGGCTGCTCCGGGATATGGAGGCTGATGGATTAATTGTGTCTGCTAACTATAATTCTATAGGGTATGATCAGACTAAGTGGTATGCTCTGGCTGACAATCTCCAATGTTCAACTGTGAACAATCGAATGTCAAAAGGGGAGCAACCTATACCAGATACTAAGACAGATACTAAAACAGATACCTTATTTGAAGAGTGTTGGGCTATGTATCATCGTAAAGGTAGTAAGAAGCAATCTATGCGGTATTGGTCTAAGCTGTCGATGGACGATAAACTTTCGATACAGGCCTCGATTCTTCCCTACATTACTAGTCGGGATAGTATGAAGTATTGCCTGGACTTTCAGGGTTATATCAATCCACGCAATAGACGATGGGAAGACGAGGTGTTTGTGAAACCAAAAGAGCAAAGGATGAGTATATGAAAACTTTACCTGTGTCAGACGAGTCAGAGAAGGGAGTGTTGGGTTCATGTTTATTAGACCCAAGTATTATAGGTAGAATTGATCTGCACGAGGAAGACTTCTATGATCCTCGTAATCAGAAGCTATGGGTATCGCTGAAGGAACAGTATGCTCAAGGTAAAGCTATGGATGCTATTACGATTGGTGCATGGCTAAACGAGCATAACGAGCTAGAAGGTGTAGGTGGTTATGACAGACTCATTGACCTTCAGGATGAAGCAGTCGTTTCTGCTCATTCTGAGCATTATACAGAGGGCGTGTTAAAAGCCTCTAGATTGCGTCAGGAGATCAAGGCATTACAAGATGGACTGGGTGTCGCCTATGATGGAGAAAGTGCCTCAGAGAGCGTTATAAGCGCCTTAATAAGGGCAAATGTCAGCGTTGAGAAAGGCCTCACCATAGAAGAGCATGGAGAGAAGTTTATTCAGGACTGTATCGATGCACAATGTGGTCACTTTGGATGGTGGTGTTCAGAGTGGACAGAGAAGCTAGGTAGACAGAAGAGTGAGTTGGTTTTATTACATGCTCCTCGATCAACTGGTAAGACTGCGATGATGCTACAATGGCAGATAGCCGCACATATGCGTGGAGACAGAACCCCGCTTGCATCTATTGAAATGCTGAAGGGTGAGTTGCTACCTAGATACCTGGCTCATGTTGGGCAGATGGATACCTATCGCATGAAGGTAAGGCCAGTTGGTGCTACAGAAGATGAGGCAGATCGGGCAAGAAAGGCTTTGAAGACTGTAGCCTCGCTTGATCTATGCGTTCGTGATAAAGGTATGACCATTGAAGATATTCGTGGCTGGGCTGTGGCTGAATGGCGTAAAGGCGCACAGGCTATATTCATTGATAACTTGTTAAGCATATCTGATGGAGGAAAGAACTATGATAGTAAGACTATTATGTATGATGATTTCATTCGTAAGTTCAGAGACTTGCGTGATGATTTACAGATACCTATTATTATCTTAGCACATCCGAATGCTAATATGCAGATAGCATGGTCTAAGGATGTAGAGAACTTTGCTGATCAAATTATACTGTTAGCTAATGTTCCGTCTGAAGGTATAGATGTTAACGGAGAAACTGTTTACCAATTACCCTTGAGTGGCACACATGTTATTGCTAAGTTTCAAAAGAATAGACAAGGACTAAGCCCGGTGGCGAGCCTTGAGTTTGACGGAGTTACACAAACATTTAAACACATACAATGGGAGACATAATGTGGATATTACCAAAACAATTACACACCTTAGCCTCTGTTCTGGATACGGAGGAATCGGAGAAGGACTTAAATCAATTCTGCCAAGAGTGCGAGACATCGCTCATGTGGAGATCGAAGCCTTCGCTGTTGCGAACCTGGTTGCGAAGATGGAAAACGAATTACTGGATGAAGCTCCTATCTATACGGATGTTAAGACCTTCCCATACCAAGTATTTTGTGGATGCGTGGACATCCTTAGTGGTGGATTCCCATGCCAACCGTTTAGCTCCGCAGGAAATAGACAAGGTGTTGAAGACCCTCGTCACCTCTACCCCTACATCAGCAGAGGAATCAGTAAATGCAAACCTAGAATTGTTTTCCTCGAAAATGTTGAAGGAATCATCTCAAGCAAAACAGCAGACGGAGAATCAGTTCTCAAGTATGTCCTCAGCGACTTGGAAGAAATGGGTTACCGAGCAACGGCAGGAATATTCTCAGCGTCTGAAGTTGGCGCACCTCACCAGAGAAAACGAGTCTTCATCATGGGGTACTCCGAACACGAGGGACTACAAGGACACAATGAACACAGTTCCTCCGAGTATAGGGAAAACGAGGGGTCTATCGTTGGGGCAGGGAGTGGCTGCGGAACTCCAGAAGAACTGGGCAACTCCGAGAGCGAGTGCAACGGACTCAACGAGACCGAATGGGAAGGGGGGGATACCACTAGCACAACAAGCGAAGAACTGGAGGACACCAAGCGTTGCGGAAACGAAAAATCAATGCAATTCTCAGCAGATTTATCTTCAAAATCAGGTGGGTGTAACGGAAAAGAAGGGCAAAAATTGGGCAACTCCCAACACAATGGACACGCTACCAGCACGGAGTCCAGAGAAGTTAGCGGAAGCCAAGAAGAAGGGTGGCTGCAAGAATCTACGGGAGGAAGTGATGAACTACCCGACACCCAGAACATCGGATGCGGAGGGCGGCCGGATAGAGACCTTCGTGGAGGACGGTTCGTTCAAGAGCAAGAGACACAAGAGCAATCAGACGTTCGGTGCGAAGCTGAGGGATGCGGTGGAGACTTTTCCAACACCAACAGCCAGGGATTGGAAGGGGTGCGGGAATGCAACACCTCGGAAAGATGGCAAACACCGAATGGACAACTTAGAAGCTATTGTGAAGCATGGCCCGCAAGACCCAACGAACCACAGTACGAATGGGAAGAACCACGCACTAAACCCAAATTGGGTCGAGCAGCTAATGGGACTTCCAGTAGGGTGGACAGACTTAGGCTCTTGGGGAACGGAGTCGTGCCAGACACAGCAGCAGTAGCTTTCAAAACTCTTATAGGCAGACTTCTTGATTAGATATATATACAGACAAAATGGTGTTCGTAAAGTAAAAGAATTTCCGTATAAATATAAAGGAAAAGGCATTGACTATAAGCAACTCGACCCATACTATAAATGGTGTAAAGAGAATAAGACTGAACTTTTAAACTTAATAATAAATAATGACTAACTAACAAAAGGTAACTAAAATGGCACTAACTACTATTGCAAGTAACAGCAAGATCATAACAGTAACCGAGGGTATGTTTACCCTTCGACTACCAGATAACTCAACACCAGAAGATGCACCTGCCGGGACTAAGTTCCGTAAACGCAAGTTGCAAGCAGGGCCTAATGAAGGTAAAGAAGTCTGCGAAGCATGTGCAGACGCATTGCCTGATAACATCATATCTAAAGCAGAGTTAGTTGATGGTTTTAAAAATCAAAACCTACAGCTTACTTTAATTGATGAAAGTGACGATTCGTTCTTGCTGCAAATACCTGTAGGCAACAACCTATTCGGTGAGTTTGTAAAACGCATCCCAAATATTGATCGAGAAAAAACTCTTTCTTTTATTATGGGTAAAGACAAAGCTAAGGGAAGAAGTTTCTTATGGCTGCAGCAAGATAACCAATCAGTTAAAATGGCATTTACCAAAGATAACCCTAACGGTATGCCACCTTGGGAAGAAAAAACCGTTCAAGGTAAAAAACAATGGGACAGCACTGATCAGAATAATTTTCTGTATGACCTTGCTGTTAAATTTTGTGCTGAAGTGTCACCGCAGTATGAAGACGATGTTCCGTTTTAATTTGCATTACTCCTCTACTCGTCTCTCAGAGGCATGTGCGTATAGATAGGCGTTTTTCATGGGTGCGCTCACCACCTACTATCTAAGTGAGCAATTATTATGCCTAAGCTCCCGCATAACAGAACCTGGTACACAAAGAAGCTAGTAGCCAAGGCCAAGGCTTGTGTAAAGATGCGTGACAACTACACCTGTCAGCACACTAGTCAGGTTGTATCTGGTAGTAACTGTCATGCAAGCCACGTTTTAAATGTGGGTACTCATAAGAACATGGAGCTAGACCCTACTAATATGAAGGTTCTGTCTTCTTACTCACATTTGCATTGGTGGCACAAAGATGTGCTACACGCTACCGAATGGTTCAAAGCTAAGTTCCCGGAACGCTACGATTACCTTATGCGTATGTCTAAACTTGATTTTAAAATAACAACAGTACAAATGGCAGAGCTTCATGCAGATACAAAAGCAGACGGCTCGGATTATGGTGAAAAGTATTACAAACTAATTCAGGAGGTAATAAAATGTTAGAAGCAATGGGGGGAATGGCAATGTCTTTTATATTAGTGCCATGTGTAATAGGAATGATATGGTTAAGTTTGGAGGGGAAATGAACGATAATTTATTTTATGATGTTTTAATGTGCGCTTTAATAGGGTTATTGCTTGGTTGTTTGTATATGGGTATAATGGAGGCGATAGATGGCTTACAGCGTTGAAAAATGTTTAGAGATACGAGATCGTGTAGATGAAATAGGTATCTACGAAACTGCGTTAGAGTATGGCATTAATACTGATAGCGTTAAAAGAGCATTACGTTACACTAAAGGGCATAAGGAGATTAATAATAAGATTGCCGAAAGAAGAGATTGTAGAATTAACGGAGGCCATCGAGTCCTTTGTATAGGAGATTTACACGCACCCTTTGACCTTGACGAATACTTTGACTTTGTATGCGAAATTAATGAACAGTATGAACCCACTCAAGTCGTGTTCATCGGTGATGTTATCGACAGCCACTATTCAAGCTACCACGAAACCGACCCCGATGGTATGGGCGGCAGGGAAGAATTAGACCTGGCTATAGAAAGACTTAAGCGTTGGCATGATAAATTTTCAGATGCTTATGTAACTATTGGCAATCATGATCGTATGGTAATGCGTAAGAGTCAGACTAGTCACATACCAAAGCGATGGATAAAATCTTATGCTGAAGTATTAGGCACACCCGGATGGTACTTTACTGATCGGGTAGATATTGATGGCGTTCAGTACATACACGGAGAAGCGGGTACAGCCAGAACTAAATGTCGTGCTGATATGATGTCTACAGTACAAGGACACTTACACACACAAGCATATACTGATTGGCAAGTAGGTCGTAAGTTTAAAGTGTTTGGTATGCAAGTAGGATGCGGCATTGATTTTGACAGTTATGCTATGGCATATGCCAGAGCAGGTAAAAAACCCGCTGTGGGATGCGGGATAATTATTAACGGTGAAGTAGCAATTAACAGGATGATGGAATTATGAGCATGGAAATAACACTAGCAATTAAAAACGTATCTGTATCTATAAAAACAGATGGAGAAAATAGAGATGATGCTTTGGCATTATTTTTAACAGCATTAAGTTGGCACGAAGGTGAAGAAGTTATAGCTTATTTTCCTGACGATGATGACGACAACATTTATTGCGAAGGTATTGAGCCTTCAGAAGAGCGAGAGATCGAGGGTCTCTAGTATTAAATAACATAAAAAGAAAAGGAGAAAATAACCTTTCTAAAATTTAAAATAAACTATTGAAAACGCTGAATTAAGAGGGGCTTAATCGCCCCTTTTTTATTTGTCTAGCTTGATTACTTTAACGTAAGTCGAGCCTCGATAGTTGAGAGTCACTTCCATTGTAATACCTCCAATGTTAGTGCGTTCCTTCGTACACTATGTACTACTTCCGAGCCAAAGCTTGAACGATCTTAATACCAATATATAAATACTAAACTCATTGTCAAGAACTTAAAGGAGTTATTCTAAAATGCCCGATCATTTGCTCTATAGTTGATCTCCCATACATCTTCTGACAAGCTAATTCTAGAATCCTTCCTCGATGATACTGCTCTACTGTGACGATTGCTTCATTACCTTTGGGGTCAACAACTTTATACATAGACATACGTCCTCCGTTAAGATTAAAAATAAAAGGGGGACATTTAGTAGTTTTAACGATGAGTCCCAGTCACCGCAACAAAGGGCAAGTATTACCCTAGGATTACTACTTAACCTGTGACGACCCGAAGTAAAATCCGACAAGTGCTAGCATCGTCTGTCGAACTTCGGGTAATAAAACATATCCTTGCAACTCAATCCATCCGTTTCCATTATCGAACAACTGGCTTATACCCAGGAAACCTAACAAGCCTCCCTTTGAACCTGCCTCAATAGTAACTGGTTCGTTAAAGAACGCAAGAACAAATGGTGCAAATATTACTGCAAACAAAGTACACAACGCAATAGTTCTACGCACGACAGCACCTGCCACACCATCACGTTTAGCGGCTCGATCAGCAGACTCATCAGCGAGTTGCTGTTTCTTAATCATAGACTCTACCATATTGGTTTGAGCCTGTGCTTGTGCGGCTATCAGTTTCATCACGAAACCAGACAAGCTGCCACCTAACATTGCTAGCAGTTCAACACTCATTAATAACCCTTTTTCTTTGTCATTTTCTTGCCAGTTTTCTTAGCCATTTCCTTAGCGGCGGCCATACCTTTTTTAGTATATTTAAACTTCTTCTTACCTACCATTGGCATAACAATCTCCTTACCATTTAACTTTATCTGCCCAATAAGCAGCACTCATTTTTCCCTTAGAAATATTAGCTCGATGCCGAGCCTTGAATGATTTGCGTTTCATCTTCATACGCTTTGATTCACCTGCTTTAGGCTTACCTGCTGTACTAGCACCTTGCTGTCCGAATCGAATAGTTTTAACTTTGTCTCCAACCTTAGCTACAACAATGTGCGACTTCTTAGGATGGTTGGGAGTGCGCTTTGGTTTATTGAACCCTGATACACCTGCTCTTTTTAATCGTGGGTCTTTAGCCATTATCTATACCTCGCTGTTTTT